GGCACTACTACAGTTGACAGAACTCCAAGTACTGCTAATGCCCCATCCGTAATGATAAACAATCAGGATGTTTGCAGCTTTGCTGCTACCGGTGCAATACAGACACAGATATTTGGTCTAGCCGGTGGTACAGCCATAAGAGATATGAATTGTGAACGTATGAAACTATCTTCTAGGCTGTATAGAATGGGAATGAAAGTAGGAGCAATAGCCATGCTCTGTCAAGACGCAAGAGTATTTCAAGCAATGGAAATGGCAGGCACCCCCTGTCCATACAAAGGAAAAATAGGATTAGATGCTGCAAAATCATGGGCAGACAATCCTGAAAAGAGACCAGATTATGATGAATGGGTTAAAGAGAATGTTACAGATGTGGAAATTACCAAAGAGGAAGCTGCCGGCATTGGCATTGGTCTTGGTGGCCTTCTTCTTTTACTCCTTCTCTAGTAAAGCTGAGTTATTAACACCGGGGGAAACCTCTGTAGAAGAAAAAGTAACTGAGCATCTTGGTGAAGGACATATTGATACTGTAACAAAAACAACTACTATTATAGAGAACTTAACAACAGGTAATATTTTAGATAGTAACACAGGTGTCGTAGCTAAGAAATACGAAGGGGACATGGATTCCGATTGGGGTGGGATTGGATCTGCTAGTATGCCGGATTGTAGTGCACATTTTAACACAGGCAAGTGTGGTAAAGGAACAAGCAGTACACTAACTACGTTTGACCAGTATGTAGACATAAGTGACTTTCATATCTCTGATGGAGGAGCTTTAGAGTGGGAACTTCAGATGTACCACTCACAAGGGAATACCACAGGGTACTTTGAGACTAAAGGATACAACGACAACATATTACAATGGGAGTCTGGACAGATAAACCTTGAAAATACAGGGAATCCAGAGACTTTTACAGGAATACAAAACTTTACAGGAGATCTTGATAAGGTTTTTATAAGAGTAGGTGGTAAAAATAACTATTTCTTTGACAACGTAGCTTACACTGTAAACTACAACGTAATAACAACTGCTGTAGAGACATGGGTAGAGATAGTACAACCTATGCAGATGAGTGAGTCCTTAACATTAGAAATGATGGACACATATGAGTCTTCTTCTCCGGAACAGCAACAAGAGATGGACAGTATGATGCAGGATATGGATATGGTAGTCCATATTGACTTAGGAACTGCAGAGTTTTCTTCTGATATGGAAGTAGATGACATGCCATTAGATATGCCACATGATACTATGTCCAGTATGGATACAATGTTTCAAGATATGGATGTAGGTAACATGTCTTTTGATGAAGTAATGCAAGAAGTATCAATAGCCGTAGCAGAAATAGAGAATGTAGGCATGGAAGTAGATGCTGTAGAGATAAAAATGCCGGATACTAAAGAGTTTGTAGAGGTAGAGATAAAACCAGAACCTAAAATAGAAGTACAACAGACTCAAGAAGTGGTAGAAGAACAACCTAAAGAAGTAGAAGTAGTAGAAACTGTTACAGAGAAACAAGAACCTAAAGAAGAAGCTGTTAAAGAAGAGCCTAAAGAAGAAATAGAAGTTGCAGTAGAAAAGGTAGAAAAAATTGAGGAGCAACCGAAAGAGATTGCAGAGGACAAACCGACTAAAGAGCAGGTACAGAAGCAGAAGAAGGCAAAAAGGATAATGACAGCAATGGCTAGTAGTTATGACCCTGTATCTCAACTGACAACACTAGCTCTTGTGAATGCATTAGGTCCAGACATCTCTACTTACAGCAATCAGATACCAGTAGTACAGCCTTCTTGGTATGAAACAAAAGAAATATATGAAAACACTGTATTGCCAGATCCTTTAGGCAGTTATATATCTGTTAGCTCAAGTTTACAAATGGAAAACATGATAAGTCAACAGTATGAGTAGTGAAGTAGAATTTGCAGGAGTTAAATTTAAGGGTGGTAAACTAATTGCCATTCTTACAGCTTTGAGTACACTAGGTGGAGGAATCTGGGGAGGATTTGAAGTATATGGTCGTTGGCAAGCTATGGAAGCACAGATATCAGCATATGTAGAGCCTGATCTTAGTGGATTTAACAGAGAGATAGGCATTATCAACGAAACAGTAACAAGTTTAGAAAAAAGAGTAGATACAGAGTTAAAAACATTAAAAGAATTGTTGACATCTGCTCAAGATTCTGTTAGAACTATTAAAACAGATCTAAAAGCTGATATGTATGGTTTACAAGACTCTATGGATGTGATTGTAGATGATAACAGAGAGTTAAACAGAAATGTGTATTCCAAAATAGAAGAAGTTAAAGTGGGTATGCAGGTAGTTATTACTGATACACAAAATAACCTTAATAGTTTAGTACAACATGCTTCTGATAGATTTGACTCTAAACGTACAGCACTAGAAGAAGGTGCACAGAGAAGACAAGACTTCTTAACAGAGGAAATGAAAAGTTTAGAAGAACGATTTGGTGTTAAGCTGCAAAGAGCTTTATCAAATCCTTTAACGGGGCAATAATATGAGTGAAGAAGAAAAAAAAGAATGGAAATGTGCAGATTGCACTTGTGAAAACTGTGAATGTACAGAAGAAAACCAATGTGGGAATTGTGAATGCACGAATATAGATGTAGTTTAGACAGAGTAGTTGATGGAGATACAATAGATGTACATATTGACCTTGGTTTTAAAATCATATTATCAAAGGAAAGGGTACGATTACTCGGAATCAATACACCCGAGTCGAGAACCCGTAATTTGGAAGAAAAAGCTCTTGGATTGGCTGCTAAAGCTAGGCTTAAAGAACTTCTTCCGAAAAAGTTTATAATAAAGACGTTTAAAGACGAAAAAGGCAAGTTTGGTAGGATATTAGGCTTACCTTTTGTAGAAGATGTAGATATATGCCAACAACTTATAGATGAAGGCCATGCTAGAGTGTACCATGGAGGAACAAAGGTTCCTTGGGTATAGAAAACAAAAATAGATCATCCTCTACTGTTCCTTTTGGCTATAAGTTATCAGAAGATCAGAAAACATATGAACCTGTAGAGAAAGAACTAGAACTACTAGACAAAGCTTTTGATTATGTACGAACAGTAGGCCCAGCTAAAGCATCTCGATGGTTAACTACAGCTTCAGGAAGAAAGATATCAAATCCGGGTTTAACAAAACGTATGGATAAAGGATTATACCTATAGAAGAACAAAAGAAAAAACGAGGTAGACCAGCAAAGAAAGAAGGGGAACCAAAAACCTCATATAACTGGTCATCTCGCATGAGAGCCAAACTTGCTACTCAAAAAAGTATCTCTACTAAACGTAGAAATGCTGAAAAGGCTACAAACAAAGCTAAAAAAGCCAGAGTAGTATCAAAAAGGGCTCAGGAGGCATCTAAAAAGATAGATGATGCTCTAAAAGGTAGAGGGAAGTCCGTTGTTACTACAGATGATCTAAAAAATGTACCAAAAGCACTTAGAGACCATCTAAAAGACCATGACGTTGTATTTAGACCGAATGAAGGGCCTCAAACTACCTTTTTAGAGTCTCCAGAAAGGGATATATTATATGGAGGAGCTGCTGGTGGTGGTAAATCTTATGCTTTACTGGCTGATGTTCTAAGAGATGCATCAAACCCTAATCATAGAGGTTTATTACTAAGAAGAACATTAGCTGAGTTAACAGAGCTTATAGATAAGAGTAGACAAGTGTATACAAGGGCCTTTCCCGGAGCAGTGTTTAAACAGGCTAAATCGACATGGGAGTTCCCTTCAGGAGCTAAGATATGGTTCTCCTACGTAGATGATGATAGAGACGTAACAAGGTACCAAGGACAAGCTTTTAACTGGATAGGCATAGATGAGATAACTAACTACCCTACTCCTTACGTATGGAACTACTTACGATCTAGACTTAGAACAACAGACCCAGCATTAGGCATGTATATGCGTTGCACAGCAAATCCCGGAGGTGTTGGGGGCTGGTGGGTAAAGAAAATGTATCTAGACCATGCTCCACCGGGAGATCCTTTTTGGGCTAGAGATTTTGATGATGGAAAGATACTAAAGTATCCTCCTAAACATAATAGAGCAGGGGAACCTTTGTTCCTAAGAAAATTTGTTCCTGCTAGGTTGACAGATAATCCCTATCTGTTTGATGATGGTCAATATGAAGCTATGTTGATGTCTCTGCCTGAAGTAGAAAGAAAAAGACTCCTTGAAGGAGATTGGGATGTAGCCGAAGGTGCAGCCTTTACAGAGTTTAGTAAAAGTATGCATGTTTCTGATCCTTTTGAAATTCCAGAAGGATGGGCAAGAGTAAGATCAGGAGATTATGGATACAGTAGTCCTTCTTGTATACTCTGGGGTGCAATAGATTGGGATAATAATATTTGGATATACAGAGAGCTATACGTTAAGGGATTTACAGGAGAACGACTAGGTGATACTATAGCCATGATTGAAAAAGACGATCCCCCAATGCAATTGACAGTTTTAGATGCTTCCTGTTGGAACAGAACAGGACTAGGCCCTAGCATAGCAGAAACAATGATCAGAAGGGGAGTAAGATGGATACCATCAGACAGAAACCGTATGTCAGGAAAAATAGAAGTACACAGAAGGTTAGCTTGTGACGACTATGGAAATCCTCGTGTACGTATTTTTTCCAATTGTAATAATCTTATTAGGACTTTGCCTACACTGCCCTTGTCCAAAACCAATCCTGAAGATGTGGATACAAAAGCTGATGACCATGCTTACGATGCGTTAAGATACATGGTAATGAGTAGAACTTTAGTAAATGTACACAGTACGCATAGGATGTCAAGACACACACAGAAGTATGAACCCCAAGACCAAACATTTGGATATTAACAATGGAACTACAAGACCAAACTCTTAGGCAAACATTAGATAATAGACTTAAAGTATTTGAAGCTACTGTCACAGGTGTAGACTATGAAGGAGTAAATGAAGCAAACAAAAAAATACGAACAAGTGCTATGCAAGAAATTAATAAGATAAAAAGAATTATAGCACGTTTAGAAAAAATTCCCGTAGATGTAAAAAGTATAACAAATATTTTAGACGTACCTATGAAAGAATTAAGTGCAGGACCTCTTGGAACTACTGAAGGTAGAGCAGCTTTATTAAAAGTAATTTCTAGTGAGGGTATTAAGTCTATAAAAAATGGTAAAGAAGTAAAAGGACCTATGCAAAACCTGTTAGCATTATTAAAAAATGCTTTTAATAATGTAGGTTTTGAACAAGGGTTCTTTGATGCAAAAAATCCTACCAGTAATAAGACATCTATAGGTAGAGCTTTTAGTGAAAGTACAGATCAAAAAGCTAATTCTATTATTTTAAAAAGACTTAATGTTTTAGGTGGTATGTATGTAAGTATTAAAGATCAAATAAAAGTACAGAATTATCCAAATGATTTTCATGTTAAAATGACTGGTGCATTAACAGGTTTAACCGGTGACTTTAAAACAGCTTTAGGTATGCAGATGTATGGGGGTTTTAGACCGGGGGATTTAGCCGGTGTAGATGTATCTCAAATAGATTTAAACAGAGGAATAATACATAATGTTCGTTTAAAAAGTGGTGGGGGCATTACAGTCAAAGATTTAATTATAGGAGATGCAGAAAAAGCTATATTACAAAATAGTATACAGGGAAGAACGTCTGGTCCTCTATATAGAACACCCCAAAAACAAATAAATGATGTTGTTAATCAAAAAATTGTTAACACATTTCCAGAAAAATTAGCTGTACGAGTTGGTGGAATAGAACAAAGCAAACAACTAACACAAAAATATCTTAGAAAATCTTTTACTGATTTAATGGCAGAGATGGGTCACAGCATAGAAGATATGGAAGTAAAAAGTGGCAGGGCAGATGTAAGAGTTATAGAAGGTTATATGTCAGATCCTGTAAAACTAAGAAGAATACAAAATATAGCTTCAGATGTAGCTAAATCTATATCAGGGTATACAGGACATGTTAGTGTAGGTAATGGATTAGCTGGATGGGGATTTGATCAAGGTTATGTTAATAAATATTCTGGGACTATGCCTGTTACAGCCTATAACATGCCAAATCCAGACTTTACAAAGTATGCAAATCAAACTTTTCCTAAAACTTATACTGAAATAGTAAGTAGAGAAGCTGCAAATTTAGTTTATGATAAACCAGAATCTAAAAGTAATTATATAGCTCCTTCTGGATCGTCTGATGAGGCAGCACGAGTAGCCACAATGCAAAACAGTTTAGTTCAAACTAATGCTACTAATGCTTATAATCAACTTAGAAAAGACACTGCATTAACATTAAATATACAACCTCAAGACATGAATGTTGGAGATAATGAAGTACTTATAGATGCTGAAATAGAAAAAAATGAAAATAAACTAAAAACAAAAGCATCACCAGAAAAAAAGATAGATAAACCTACTAAACAAGTTCCAGTAGCTGATACTAAACGAGCAAAAGTATTTAAAAGTGTAGCAAATTTAATTGGAGTAGACTTAGGAACAAAAGAAGGTTTACAAAAAGTTATGCAGCATATTAGAAATGCAAAAAAATCAGGAAATCCTCTTTTATCTATTGCAGCAGGTGCAGCCCTGCCTTTACTAACAGCATATACACCAAACGAATCTTTTGGTAGTCCTTTTGAAAAAACTGCAGCTGTAGGAGTAGAAACTCTTCTTGGTGTAACTGGAATGCCTTTAATAGCACAGGATTTTGGATTTGGTACTGAAGAACAACAAGGTACATACCAAGCAAATAAAGCAGAGTACCTTGGAGGAATAGAAGAAAAAACAGCTCAACAACAAAAAACAAGAGATGCACTTAATGTAGCAGACACTGAGTATCAAATAGGAGAACAGATGCAAGGTATGATGCTAGAAGAAACAGGGGGAAACCCTTATACAAATAGACCTGTAAAAGGGTATATGGAAGATAGATAATTAACAACAATAATAAAGGGAGACGACTATGAACGACTTAATGAGTTATATGAACGGAAGTTTAAAACATGGAGCTATGAGTGAAGCTAACGAAGGCTCATTGCATCGTGAAAGATTAGAAGGAGAAATTGCTGGACCTAATGCAGGTACCATTGAAGGACCATTTGAATCAACTATGATGTCAACTTCTGGCAAAGGTAGTGGACATACTGCACAGCTAGGTATGATTATGGGCCAGTCAAAATCTCATAAATAATAATAAACAAGGTATAAATAATGAGTGATCCTGTAGACGTTTCAAAAGACTTTAATCCAGACTCTGCCCCCGGTCTTGTTTCTTTAATACAAGAAAAACAACAGGAAGCAGAAAATGGAAGACAAGTCCATGAAACACGGTGGTTAAAAGCTTATAAAAATTTTAGAGGTATCTACGATAGTACTACACAGTACACATCAACAGAAAAGTCTAAAGTATTTATAAAAATAACCAAAACTAAAGTTCTAGCTGCTTATGGGCAAATAATAGATATACTTTTTGCAAATAAAAAGTTTCCTATTACCGTAGAAGCAACTCCTGTGCCAGAAGGCATAGCAGAATTTGCTCATTTAAAAACACCTTTAGACGAAGCTATGCCTCAAGATCCTTTTGGATATTCTGGAGATGGTAGAAACCTGCCTCCCGGAGCTACTGAAGCTACAGAACAATTAGACTATCTTGGAGGGCTTTCTTCAAAGTATGAAGGTGCTCCTATAGTTGAAGGGGCTGCTAGAATAGGAGAACCTCAAATTTCTCCTGCAAAAGAAGCTGCTTTAAGAATGGAAAAGATTATTCACGACCAGCTAACAGGAACTAATGCTACTACTACTGTTAGAAATTCTATTTTTGAATCTGTATTACTTGGCACAGGAATAATAAAAGGCCCTTTTACTCATAGTAAAACTGTTCATAGATGGATAAAAACAGAAGGGCAAAGAGAGTACACTCCAACATATAAAGATGTGCCTAAAATAGAGTCCGTATCTTGTTGGGATTTATATCCTGATCCTATGGCTACAAATATGGAAGATTGTGATTACGTTATACAAAGACATAAGATGAATAGGACTCAAGTTCGTGGTCTTATGGATATGCCTATGTTTGATCCAGAAGCTATAAATGAAGTATTAGCTGGAGGAGGAAATTACACTGATAAATACTATGAAAGTGTTATAAGAGATGAAGAAGGAGCTAACCAGCATTCTACAGAACGATTTGAAGTTCTTGAATATTGGGGATGTGTAGATTCTTCCTTTATGGAAGAGATAGGCATGGATGCTCCTGATGGTGATTACTTATCACAAGTTCAAGTAAACGTATGGATATGTGGTGGACAAATATTACGAGCTGTTATGAATCCATTTACACCAATGCGTATTCCTTATCAAATATTTCCTTATGAAATAAGCCCTTATCAAATATGGGGTATTGGCATACCAGAAAACATGGAAGATGCACAGATGCTTATGAATGGTCATGTCCGTATGGCTATAGATAATTTATCCTTAGCAGGAAATATGGTTTTTGATGTTGATGAAACATCTTTGGTACCCGGACAAAATTATGATATATTTCCGGGCAAAATATTTAGAAGACAATCTGGTGTTACAGGAACTGCAATAAATGGTATTAAGTTTCCTAACACAGCAGGTGAGAATATACAGATGTATGATAAAGCAAGACAGCTTGCTGATGAAGAAACTGGTATACCTAGTATAATGCATGGACAGACTGGTGTTACAGGTACAGGAAGAACAGCAGCTGGGTTGTCTATGTTATTAGGATCTGCTGGACTGTCTATTAAAACTGTTATTAAAAATCTTGATGATCATCTTTTAAAACCAATAGGAGAAGCTTTTTTTCAATGGAACATGCAGTTTAATGAAGACCAACCTGAGTCTGAAGGAGATCTTGAAATTAAGCCAAAGGGAGCTGCTTCTGTAATGCAAAAAGAAGTTCGTTCTCAACGTCTTACAGCATTGTTGCAAACAGTGGCAAACCCTATGCTTGCTCCGTTTATTAAAATACCTAATCTTATAAAAGAATTAGCTATCTCTCAAGACATAGATCCAGATAGCCTTGTTAACGACATGGATCAAGCACAGATCTATGCTGAAATGCTGAAAGGAATGCAGCCAGATGTCCAACAACAACAACAACAATCAGGAAACCCTCAAGCAGCTGGCCCCAATGGTCAACAACCCGGAGGCATGGGAATCCCTCAGCAAACTTCTGCAGGGACTACACCATCAGACCTTACAGGCTCTGGTAATGGCACCATCGGAACTGGAGGTGTTCCGGCTGCAGGGGAGAGCCAGTTTGCTGGGAATGCTCCTCAACTTGAAGAATAATTACGAAGAAATGAAAAAAGAAAGTAAAAAATAATGGCTACATCTGACCTATTTCCTACATTTAGTACTTCTGGTACAGAAGCCGGTCAACAAGGAGGCCAGTTTGACCAGTCTTTTGGGTTTTTGCAAGCTCCTGCAGAAGTAAAGGGAGTTGGAGAAGCTACAAAATTACCTAGAGATATAGGTATTAATTTAAAGTTAAAAAGTTTAGGAAGAGAACAGGAGCAGGTAGAAGATGAAGATGCTCCACAGGATGCCACATCTTCATTAAGAAAAAGTATGGCAGCTGCAGGCTCTATAGCTTCTAAACCTTCTAATATTTTTGGATTAAGACAGCCTATTGCTATGGAAGCTAATGTTTTAACAGGATTAAGTGACCCTAGAGCACTTACTGCTATGGGTACTTCCCCTGCTTTAGCTGATACAGGTTATGATGCTTTTGCTATGTTGATGGGTGAAGATAGAGATTTAGGTCCGGGAGGGCCAGACGATATAGAACAAGGTTTACAAATGGCTGGTGATGCAGTAGGTACACTTGCATCAGAACCTGACATGGCAAATTGGTTAAGTGATACACTTAGCACAGACTCTACTACAGCTTCGGGTAGTACTAGTAGTACATCTGCAAGAGGAACAGGGGAACCACCTGTACCAGTAGGATTAGCTCCTAATGCTGCAACTGCTGGAGCTGGATTAAATTCTGCAGGTATGCCTATGTATGGTAGTACTTTAGGAGCAACAGCAGCAGCAGGTGCAGCTTCAAGTGTAGCCTACGATCCTCGACCTATGTTAAATTCAGGATATGGTAGTTTACAGCCTAAACAAGGCCCTTTTTATAATCCTAATAATTTATCTGGAGCTTCCTATGCCATGGCAGGTGCTGCTACTATAGGAAGTGCATACACAGCATATAACTCTTTAAAAGGAGGTTTTGAAGGTATTAATAGTCCTATGGATGGCCTTACTGCTACAAGTGGTGTTCTAGGCACAATGGCCGGCCTACAAACTATGGGGTTAATGGGAGGACAATATTTTGCTTCGTTAATGGCTGGGCCAGTTGGTTGGGCTATTGGTGGAGCACTATTACTAGGAACCCTTTTTGGTAAAGGGGGCATGTTTGGTAAAAAAGATAAGCCAGCAATGGGGGGAGCAGAATTTAGATTAGGAACTGAAGCTGGTATTTCAAGTGACAAAGATAATAGTAAATTTATGTATCCCGGACAAGAAGGATATGATGAAGCAATAAAAAATGATAGCCTACGTATAGTTGCTCCTTATAGCTGGGGGTATAATGGGTATGAACATCAAAAAACAAGAGGTCAAGCACAAGGAAAAATAGATTACCTATATGCTTTTGCAGATAACTTTAAATTGAATGTTAATGAAGACACTTTTATAAAAGCTGCCACAGGATCAGGAGGTTTTGAAAAATATAAACCAGTTGGAGATAGGGGTGCTAGAAATCACAGTGTATTAGAAAGAATAGACAGTGTAGGAAATGGTTCTTCAAGTGCCGGAGCTTGGTTAAGAGAAGTTATGGAGTACACAGGTAAAAATGGAGAAAGGATACTAGAGGGAGATATATACAAAGGTGTTCGTATAGATCCAAATACAGGAATGCCTACAAAAGTAGGTTATGCTGATCAAGAGTCTTTTCAACAAGCAGTAGAAAAATTTAACACATCATATTATGGGTAATTAATATGTATGAACACATTATGTTTAATAATAATAGGAATAATAATGATACAGCAACCTCTTAACGCAGAGCAGCCTCCTGAAGACAGCCCAATAAATGTTGGAGAAATGGATTTTGCGTTTCTGTCTGCTGGAGACCCTACTGTTGAGCCTTACGACCAATTAAATAAAATGCAAGAAAATTTAGATCAAGAGGAACAGCAAGAAATTTCTCAGCTAGTACCTTACGTAGAAAGATTTTTTATCTTATCTTATAAGGCTGAGAATGGGGAATACCCACCTGAACCAAATACAGGAAATACAAGTGTAGAGCAGTATAATTCTATGCTTGGAGAAAATTCTGCAGAACAACTTGGCATGATGGAAAACCCTCAACAAGAAGGTCCTTCTGGAACAATACCAAAATCACAATTTGATAAAACTCCAAGTAGTATTCCAAGTAGAACAATAGATTTAGAACCTCTTCCACAAGATATGCAATTAGGAGGCCAAATACAACCTCAACCACAAGAACAGGCACCTCAGCCACAGGCTCAACAAGTAGCTTCAGGCCCAATAGGAGAAGTTCAAGTTGAAGGAAAAGACAGTTCAGGTGTAGCAGATGATGTACAAACTAAAAGTGATGGGTACGTATTAAGTAAAGGTGCTGTAACAGCAAATGGAAAAATGTACATAAATGATTTAATTGATGAGGCTATTCAAAGATTAAAAGAAAAAGGAATAGAATTAGACACACAAGAAATTCCTGAATCTGCCGAAGATATTCTTATATCAAACGGAGAAATTATGATACCAGATATAATAGCCCAAGAAATAGGCTATGCCCGTCTTGAAAAAATGAATAAAAGAGGAGAAAAAATAACTGAAGAGTTATTAGCTGAGAAAGGACAAGAAAAAACAATAGCCCCCCCTGTTGAAGAAGGGTTTGCATCTCCTGAGCCACAAGGGTTTAATGAAGGAGGGGAATTAACAGGACAGGAACAATATGTAGAAGGTATGCAAGAAAAAATTAAACTTTTAGATGAGGAAGCAGTTAATACAGATCCTAATATTGAGACAATACATATAGACCAGTTTCCTGCAGAAAGTCCTGATGAAAAAATATATCAATACCCAAAGGAAACAGTAAAAAGTGCTATGGCACAGCATGAATGGAAAAACCAAGACCCTAAATATGCATTTGTAGGATTATCTAAAGGTATGAAATCTTCTGCTTATGGCCCCGGACAAATAATAGGTAGTACAATGGGAGACATGATAGATAGAAATGTTTTTGGTAAAGGAGAACTTAAAAACTATGCAGAAAAAATAAATGCTGCTCAAAATTTGTTTTTTAACTACTGGGCAAACGAAATGGGAATAGAAGGTGCAGATACTCCTTTAGGAAAGGCTTCTCTAAAAAAATTAGGAATAAATAGAGAGCAGTTTCAAAAATATGTAGATGAAGGGTATTTTACACCTAGTAATAAAAAAAATGCACAAGAAAGAAACATACCACAAGAACTGTTAGGAAAAAATTCTGATAGAAATTATGATTTTCTATGGGATGTTGTGATAAAAGAAAAAACAAAAAGAAAAACAGTAACAGGAATTAATACGTTTTTAACAGCCTACCATGGCTCTAGAAATAGTAATGATAATGGTAGGTATGTAAAAGCTATAAGAGATATTTTAGATCGAAAAGATTAGATCTACTAAAATTCCAGCCACCTAGATTGCCATCTAGCACTGGATAAATCAGCCAATCATGGCCACCCTCAAATTAATGAGGCCCCTAAAGGAGGAATAATAACATGGCAAAAAAGAAACCCAACATGCACAGCAAACCTGATGCACTTGATATGGACCCTAGAGCAAATATGTATCGAGGGAAAGATAGAGTGGAAACATCAGAAGAAGAGGACATACTTGAAACTGAGGACCCATCTGTAGAGGCATCTATGGAAGCTACTCCAGAAGTAACAGGTTTTATGGACTCAAAAAACTCAAACCAAGCATCAGACGATAATGTTATGGGAGGAGAGACAGAAGTACAGTATAAGAAAAGGTATGATGATCTTAAAACATACTATGATAAGAAGCTGTCTGAATGGAGGCAAGAGAAGGAGACTTTAGAAGCACAAAGTAAAGTTGCTGAGAATCAAGTTCAATATGCTCCACCAAAGACAGATGAAGATCTAGAACAGTTTAGAGACAAGTACCCTGACGTATACCAAGTAGTAGAAACTATCTCTCACAAAATGGCTGCTTCAAAAGTAGAAGATTTACAGGCTGAAATAGGTCGTTTATCTGAACGTGAACAAAAGTTAAAAGTTCAATCTGCTTATAAACAGCTGTTACATACTCACTCTGATTTTGATCAAATTAAAAGCTCACCTGAGTTTTTAGCATGGCTTGAGCAACAACCTATAAGCATTTCGGAAGGTATTACTAAAAACAATACTGATCCTGTCTGGGCTAGTAGGACTGTTGATTTATATAAAGCAGATGTTGGAATAGATGGGAGACGGAAGCCTGCCAAATCTAAAGATGCTGCCAGATCAATTACTAAGGCTACAGGCCGGGATGTAAATGTTGGGCAGAATAATAAGACTTGGAAGATTTCTGAGATTCAAAAGCTTAAACCATGGGAGTTTGAGAAATACGAATCTGAAATAGATCAGGCCATGAGGTCTGGTCGTGTTATTAACGAATAGATAAGGATAACTTAATATGGCTACAATGGGAAGTGCAGCTGGCTACCAAAATTTACCTTCTGGTAATTGGGCACCGGCAATCTACAGTCAAAAAGTTCTTAAATATTTCCGT